GTAGTCAATTTATGACATTAGGAACAAATTGGAATAGTGATCAAAACTATGCATGGAATGGTTTCATACAAGATTTCAGATGGTCACAAATGGCAAGATATAAAACTAAAGTTATTAATGGTGTTTCAACGATGGTGTTTGCAGACACAAATATTCCAGCATTACCAACGTTGGCTGCTGGACCTTTACCAACTAGATAGGAAATTAAAAAATGGACTTAACAGATTTTCCAATAATTGCAAATCAAGATGATACATACATTTGGGATGGTGATACCTATACTTTTCATTCTAAAGGTAATGGCTGGTATCTTAATCCACATACTCCAGATGATGAAATTACTATGAATTGGGGATTAGATTTTTATAAAGAATTGATACCTGGTAGAGACAAATTTGTTATTCGTCGTGTACCAACAGACCAAGGACTGTATAATATTCGTCGTGATGTTCTGAATAAAAGAGATGCTTTGCTTGCTGAATTAGATAAAAGATATGCAGAACATAATAGACAAACAAGATTAAATTTACCAACAACATATAACATAGAGAATTTGGATACATACGCCAATACGCTCATGCACATTGAAACACAAGAAGGTTTTCCAAGAACTGTAGAATGGCCAAGCCTTCAATAAGATATACAATTAAAAAACAATTAAGTAGAACTAAGGAAACAGTTAATGAAACCAAGTAAATTTGGTAGGATAATTAGTGGTATAAGTGGAAGAGAACGAACTACAAATAAATTATCCAAATCGGGTGGTGTATATACTGGAGATCAAGTTTTTGATTTAAAAGTTTCAGAAATCGGAACATATACTGGCACCATACAGTCTGGAAAAAATAGAACTACTTTTGATGGTTGGCCACGTGCAGGTATCAGTGGAGGAAACACTATTTCCAATACGTATCAAAGTATTAGCACAATTGATCCTTTTTATCCTTCTGTTCTAATTCACTTTGATACGTTTGCACCACATAATCATATATTCAGAGATTATTCTGGCTATAATAACGACAATCAAATTTATAGTTTGGGTCAAAACCAAATACCCGCAGTCACTAGATTCTCACCAATCTATACGGATTGGTCAACACTATTCATGTGGGACGGCTATTATCAAGTAAACGATCAAGCAAACTTACGTTTTGGTTTAGGTAACTTCACTGTTGAATTTTGGATGAAGAGTACCGCACAGAGGTCGTATAATCAATTTATTATGTCTAAAGGTAATGCTGCTCATCTATTGGCAAATACACTTGGTTGGTCAATATATCTTAATGGTAATGATGAAATTGTTTTCTTTGATGGAACGGCATCGTCACAATCGGCAGCAAATATTGCAACCACTGGTGCAAATATTACCCGTGACACTTGGACACACGTTGCATTACAAAGAAGTGGATTGGGAAATAGTCAATTCCAAATTTTTATCAATGGTCAACCAAAAGCGAATGGTATTCTAGCAACCAATTTTAACAACACAGATAACATGTATATTGCTAGAGACCGTGCAGGTAATCAGCAATTAAACGGTGTACAAGTTGCATACGAAGGTTTTTTAACTGATATACGTATAAGAAACGATGCGGTTTATCCTGCTCCAGTCGGTTCAACATTTCCAATACCAAATGCTCCGCTTGACATGGCAAATACATCTACAGTATTTGCGATGCCTATTTGGGCAAGAAACCATTTAAATATTCCTACGAATCATCCAACAGGTTCAACAGTTCAAGCATTTAATAAATGCGTTAAAGTAAACGATTCGCCATTTAAAAACACTACTCATGCAACAGGTCATGGTGCCTATAGTATGTATTCTTATGATGGTGGTCGTCGTTATTATTATTATGATAATGGTACAGGTAATGGTACTTCAATGCGTCCTACTGGTGGTGCTCCTCCCGGTCCGTATGATTGGACGATAGAGGGTTGGGTCTATGCTGTTCCAGGACAAGCAATTGTTGTAGGTTCTAAAGGTACAAATGGAGGTAATGGATTTGCGTTTTACGTAACGTCTGGACAAAGAGTTCAATTTGAAACTGGAACAACTATTACTGCAACCTCTTCATCAACAAGTGATGGATTGGCACAATTTGGTGCTTGGAATCATATTGCAATGTCACATGTTGGTACATCATTTACTATTCATTTGAATGGACAAAAAGTTTATACGGGAAGTGGTGATACTAATGGACAAAACGCTAGTGTACCATTTATTCTGAATGGCACAAGAGATTCTGGTGTAGTCGGAACAGGATATGTTTGTGGAGTGAGAATGTCTTCCAATGCAAGATATTTTGCATCCGCAAACTTCAATGTAAACTCTTCATCATTTGTCACACAATCATGCACACCAGATGTTAATACTGTATTCTTAACTGCGACATCGGATGCATTTAAACCTTTCCATGCAGAACCAATGCAATCTGTTTATGGTCAAGCACGACACATTGGATTGCAGTATTCTGGTAATGATAATCGTCCAGGACACAGATACTATCAAAGCAGAAATAGAACACATTCATGGGCATTTTGGGATACTGGGAGTGCTAGAGTTATTGCTAATACGGTTAATGGTGATTTTTCGTTTGGTGCTACACAAGATTTTTCTTGGGAATTGTGGGCACAAGGTCGTGATGATTTAGGTAATAATATACAATTAGGTTATCTTTGGGATGCTCGTCATTATTGGAAAGACCCCGCATTGTGGTGCCGTTGGACTGGTGATGCTAAAAAAATTGAGATTGGATGTAATGGACGATTTGTACTTTCTTCTAGTTCTAATGCATTAAGAGAAGGTGGTTTATGGAATCATATTTGTGTTCAGCGTGTAAACACAGCGATGGCATTATATGTAAATGGCAAAAAGGAAGATGAGGTCATTTATGTTCAAGCAATAGCGGCAACAAATAACAGAATTACATTTGGTAATGCTGCTTATAATAAAATGGACTATGGAACTAACTGGACAGGTAAAATTACAGATGTACGTATATTAAAAGGTTCGGCTGCATATGCAGTCGCTAACAATAATCCAGAATACATTCCAGTTCCAAGACAACCATTAGCAAATATTGCCAACACAGTTTTACTTACTTTAAATAGAGAACCCTTAGGTGATTATTCTGGCAGAAACAATATGGTCGCTGCTGGTGGTGAAGCCAACGTAGCAAACTCTGATGGTTATCTAACATCATCGTGGAGTTCATGGTCTGGAATATCATCGCCATATTCTCCAACTGATTGGGATTATACTGAACTTTTAACTGACGGTATGGCCAGAGATGATGTGGTTTATTATCTAAGAGGTTTAAGAGACTCTACTGATGGTACGGAAAATGGTGGCGGTACTCCAATTTTATCTGAAGTTGCAAGATTTACTGTACCTTGGACAATTGAATTGATGTATTGGGGTAAACAAGCCGACCCACTCGGTATGCCAAATGGAATGAAACCTACAGATGAATCTGGTCGTGCTTTATTCAGGTCAGCCTCTGCCAATAATAACTTTGGTGTTGAATTTGGTTATCATTGGAGTGCCTACGGTAATACTGTTTATGGTGGCGGTAATAACGGATACTCTGCATGGGGTGACCAAACAATAAGAATTTGGAATCCGCAACTTACTAATGTTGTAAATAACTTTAGTTATAGTACATATTCAAATACTGGCATTCAAAATACATTTAAAGGGCATTCGATTAATAATTTAGTCGCAGTATATGATCCATCAAAGCCAGTAAATTTTGCTATGTTCTTAAACGGTAAAAGAATTAAAGCAAATACTGGTATCTTTAATGCGAATACAAACTCTTTTGTATTACCATTTAGCCAAAATCGTTTTGGTATGATGACTGCACATTGGAACATGAGTAATCTTTATGGATTTAGAGTATCAGATAATGCTCGTTATGATACAACGAGTACAACTATTCCAATTATGTCACCTTCAACCTATGTTGAAGATGCTAATACACAAGTCATATATGGAAGACATTCAGTAATAACTGATAAAACTCTTCGTGGTAATTGGGTATCTTATAATGTGTTTCCAAATTATACGTTTAAAAAATATGGCGATTATAGTTTAAAATTTGATAATAGATTTACTGGTAACTATCGTTCAAATATACAAATTAGTGGTTCACCCAACTATTATGAACCAAGACCTATTCAAATTCGCCGTGGTGATTATACTGTCGAGTGTTGGGCATCGTGGCTTGCAGCAAACTCTGGTGGTCTAGCAATCAGTTCCAATTCCAATAGACATTGTTTATGGCATATAAAAAATTATGTTTATGTTGGAATTACTGATGCTGGACTTTGGAGATTAGGATTCATGAATGCTGCGGGTGACCCATCAGGTAGTTGGACTACAGATATGAGACCTTTCCATGAAGTGAATACTTCTATTTCGGCTGCACAATGTTGGACAGGCAATCCCGCTGCATTTGACCATATTTGCATAGTACGTAAAAATATGACTACGACATTTTATGTTAATGGTATTGAGCAAGGTAAAATGAACGATCATAATACACAAAACTGGGGAACTTATACTGCTGATGCAAGTGGTCCAGCAGATACGTATTATGTTGATATGTATTCTCAAGACTCTGATACGTTTATGATGTTGGGTAGTAACTGGAATCAAGACCCCAACTATGCTTGGAATGGTTTTGTGCAAGACTTTAGATTGACTGAAGGGGTTAGATATAAATCAAGAGTTATAAACGGTGTTAATACTATGGTGTTTGCTGATACAAATATTCCAGCATTACCTGTATTGGCTGCTGGACCTTTCCCAACAAGATAAAAACATGCATCCAAAAACAAGAACACAATTTAAAGACTACTGCTTACGCAAATTAGGTTTTCCTGTCATCGAAATTAATGTTGATGATGATCAGGTAGATGACCGTATTGATGAGGCACTTCAGTTCTGGCGTGACTATCACTATGATGGCACCGAAAAATTGTTTATGAAGCATTGCATCACTGCTGAAGATATCAATAGGCAGTGGATATATTGTCCTGATGCTGTGCAGTTTGTTACTGGTGTTATGCCATTTGATTTGTCTAACGCATCAATCAACATGTTTGATCTGCGTTATCAATTACGTCTGCATGACCTCTATGATTTTACATCCGTATCGTATGTGTCATATGAAATTACCATGCAACATCTGCGTACATTGAATCTATTATTCTCTGGCACTCCACAGTTTAGATTTAATCGTCATCAAAATAAAGTATTTTTAGACATTGATTGGACACGTGATGTTCAACCAGGTAACTATGTCATCATTGAATGCTATCGTGCATTAGAACCAGAAACAATTACACTAACAGGCACTGTCACCTGTGCACCAGGTTCTAATACAGTCATAGGTACTGGCACTAAGTTTGATCAAGAACTTGCTGCGTTTGATTTTATAACAATCGGTGGTGAACAGAAACAAGTTGGTAACATTGATTCACCAACAAACATTACATTGATTGGCAATCCAACTCAAACTCACACAAATGAATCTGTGACGATTGAAGGTGTAACTGATGTATGGAATGATAGGTTCCTAAAAAAATATGCAACCACATTAATCAAACGTCAGTGGGGTGCCAATCTCAAAAAGTTTGGCGGCATTCAAATGCCTGGTGGTGTTACATTAAATGGTCAACAAATATATGATGAGGCAGTACAAGAAATAAAAGACATGGAAGACGAAATTTACATGATGGGTTCGTTGCCATCTGAAATTTTGACGGGATAATTGTGGCAACTAATTTTTATTTCAATAACTTTCCTGCAAACCAGATAACCTCTGAGCAACTGCTTGTCGAAGATTTGGTTATTGAAGCATTAAAAATTTATGGTATGGATGTTTATTACATGCCACGTACCACACGCGATCAGGTAGATTATTTATTTGGTGAAGACCCACTTAAAGAATATGTTTCTGCACATCCGATTGAAATGTATCTTGAGAATGTTTCTGGTATGGAAGGTGAACAAGATTTCATTTCCAAATTTGGTCTTGAGATTCGTGATGAAGCAACATTCTTAGTGTCACGCTTACGATTCCGTTATACAGTAAATGGTTATACTCGTCCACGTGAAGGTGATTTAGTATTTGTACCTTTACTCAATAACTTCTTTGAAATTACTTTTGTAGAGCATGAAGATCAACAAACTATGTTTTATACATTAGGTCGTGGTCGTGGTGGTAATGTTTATGTTTATGCATTAAAAATGAAACAGTATGTATTTTCTAATGAGATTATTAATACTGGCATCAAAATGATTGACGAACAAATTGTTGACTACTATCCGAAAACAAGGTTGTTTTTTTCTGCTGGTGGCACAGGTAGATTCGTAAATGATGAAATTGTTTATCAAGGCTCAAACTTGGCATCAGCAAATGCTCAAGCACTTGTTCACGCTCATGTAGATGGTCAGTATGTAGAAGTCTATCGTGTTCAAGGGGATTTTGCAACAGGCACTTTATATGGAAATACAAGCAACGCAAATTGGACAATAAATGTTATATCTGATAAAGCGGTAATGAATACTCCGTTTGAAGATATTTTTGATAATGCTCGCATTCAAGCAGGTTCAGATGGCATTATAGATTTCACTGAACACAATCCATTCGGTGAAGTATAATGTTAGGTAATGCTCAATTCTATCATCGGACCATTCGTAAAATGGTGGTTGTATTTGGTACACTCTTTAATGAGTTAGAAATTGTACGATATACACAAGCTGGTGTTCCAAAAGAAAAATGGAAAGTACCTCTCACATACGCTCCCAAAGAACGATTCTTAACATCAATCACCTCTGATCCCAATCTGATTAGATCAATAAACACAATTGTTCCACGCATGTCATTTAATCTTGACAGTTTAGATTATGATGTTAACCGTAAACAAGTATCAACGCTTCGTAACTTTGCACAGCAAAATGATACGTCAATAAGCACACAGTTTATTCCTGTACCTTATAACTTTCAGTTTTCTTTGTCAATTTATGTACGTAATATTGAAGATGGTACACAAATTCTTGAACAAATTCTACCATTTTTTACACCTGACTTTAATGTTACTGTAGATTTTATTCCTGAAATGAATCAAAAATATAATGTACCTATTATATTAAATTCAGTTGCCTCTACTGTAGAGTTTGAAGGCGCAGAAAATGAAGGTTCTACACGGTTGATTATGTGGGACTTAACATTTACTGCTAAAAGTTACATATGGCCTCCAGTTCATTCTGGTAAGTACATCAAAACTGCTAATACTAATTCGTTTATCGATCTTACAAATAAAAATATACAAAAAGTATATGTAGATTATGCGAATGGTAATGGTGTTTTTGCACAAGGTGAAACACTCCGTGCTAATAACTCTGATTTATTTGGTACCGTAGATTACTTCAGTAATACTTTAACTGGCATATTAGTTGTAACGGGTGCAAATAAAATTATACAAGTGGGTGATAAACTTACTGGGGATTACACTGGCGCAGCGTACAATGTAACTGTAACTAATATTAATTCTTTAAATGTTGTACAAATAAAAACCCAAACTAATCCTGGAACTGCTACTTTAGGTGATGAATTTGGATTCATAGATACAATAAAGGAGTATCCAAATACTTTATCATGAAAAAATTAAATGCAAGTCTCTCTGAGATATTTGATGTTGAACCCATCAGAGAAGAAAAACCAATATCTCTACCAGTTACAGTAGAAGCTTCCGATCCAATCAATTCTGATGCTGAGTTTGCTCGAAATAATATTCGCGAATTAGTAACACAGGGAAATTATGCCATGAATGAATTGATGCTTGTAGCACGTGATGGTCAACATCCAAGAGCATATGAAGTCTTGGCCACTTTAATGAAAAATCTAGGCGACTTAAATAAAGACTTACTTGAAATACAAAAACGCAAAAAAGATTTAGCACCAAAATCTGAATCGAATAATTTGAACATAGATAAAGCTGTGTTCGTTGGTTCAACTGCTGAACTGGTGAAGATGATTAAATCAAATAAATAGGAACACTATGGAAAAACTTATCTCTCAACTCAAAACAATTCTAGGTACAAATTTTGCTTTGTATCTAAAGTCACACGGATATCATTGGAACATCGAAGGTTCTAATTTCCCACAGTATCATGAATTTTTAAATGATTTTTATAATTCTGTGTGGGCGCAAACAGATGACATCGCAGAAAAACTTCGTGCATTAGGTTCCTATGCACCAGGTTCACTTTCTCGTATGCTTGAACTGGCAGATATTCAAGAAGCATCTTCTATACCTGATGCGATGGCGATGATGCGTGAGTTAGAATCAGATAATGAACGTTTTATCATTCATCTACGTGCTGGTATTGCTGCTGCCGATGCTGCTGGTGAACCTGCTGTGGGTAATTTCTTACAAGACTTGTTGGGCGCACACCAGAAAAAAGGATGGATGTTGAAAAGTATTATTAAATAAATTATGGATGACGGATACCTTGGTAATGCTAGGCTCAAAAGAACGGGCACTGAACTATCCTATACAAAAGAACAAGTAGAAGAAATATTAAAATGTACTGAGGACCCAGTATATTTTATTAAAACTTACGTTAAAATTGTCAACGTTGACCGTGGTCTTATCCCATTTGATATGTGGGATTTTCAAGAAGACATGGTACGCACCTTTCATGAGAATCGATTCACTATTGCAAAGATGCCCCGACAGGTTGGTAAAACAACTACCACTGTTGGTTATATGTTATGGGCAGCAATTTTTAATGAAGAATATACGATTGGTATTCTTGCCAACAAAGGTCAACTGGCACGTGACATTCTAGGGCGTATTCAAAAAGCCTACGAATATCTTCCTGCATGGCTACAACAAGGCATCATGACATGGAACAAAGGTTCTCTTGAATTAGAAAATGGTTCCAAGATATTTGCATATGCAACATCGGCTGCTGGTGTTCGAGGTGGTACATACAACTTAATCTTTCTAGATGAGTTTGCATTCGTTCCACACAACATGGCAGTTGAGTTCTTCACATCAACATATCCTGTTATCTCGTCTGGTCAAACTTCTAAAGTTATAATTGTATCAACACCAAATGGTTTAAATTTATTCTACAAAATGTGGTCGGATGCTATTGAGAATCGTTCCACATATAAGCCTGTAGAAGTTCATTGGTCTATGGTGCCGAATAGAGATGCCAAATGGAAAGAAGAAACCATACGAAATACATCGGAAGAACAGTTCCGACAAGAGTTTGAAACAGAATTTATTGGTTCATCGGCAACACTTATTTCAGGCACCAAGTTGCGTTCAATGGCATTTCATGAACCGTTATACGTCCAAGATGACTTGGCGGTATTTGATGAACCAAAACCAAGTAGAATTTACATAGCCACAGTTGATTGTTCTGAGGGTGTGGAACAAGATTACTCAACTATTAATGTTGTTGATGCTACTGAAGCCCCTTATAGACAAGTGGCTAGGTATCGAAGTAACAAAATTCCTTTGTTATTCTTACCAACAGTAATCTATTCAGTTGCTAAAAAATATAATGAAGCATTTGTTTTAATTGAAACTAATAATATTGGTCAGCAAGTTGTAGATATTCTTCACTATGACTTGGAATATGAGAATATTTACAAGCTGGAACACCATCATATTAAGGGTCAGAGCATTTCGTCTGGTTTTAAACGTGCTGTTTCTTTCGGAGTTCGCACCACAAAATCAGTAAAGAAAATTGGATGTGCTAACTTAAAAACCCTTGTAGAAAATAATAAATTATTAATTAATGATTTTGAAACAATAGCTGAATTGAATACGTTTGTTCGAATCCGTGATACGTATGCCGCTGAAGAGGGGCACAACGACGATATTGTCATGGGATTAGTTCTGTTTGCTTGGCTAACCGCACAATCATACTTTAAAGATTCCACAAACATCGACATTCGTAAGCTGATGCTTGAGGAAAATAACATGTTAATCGACGAATCCATGACACCGTTTGGGTTTGTAGATAATGGTTTACAGGAAGAAGTCTTTGAAGACGGTGATGATAGGTGGCAATACGCCGAAAAGCGCGGTTTCCCAAGGTCAAGATTATAAAAAACTAAATAGACTATAAAGACAATTGACCCAAACAATTAAAGGAGAAATCCAATGGCATTTCAATTATCAGCGGGTGTAAACGTATCAGAAATCGATCTGACTACTGTTATACCTTCCGTTGCTACTTCTATTGGCGCAACAGTAGGACCTTTTGCTTGGGGACCATGCAGTGAAGTTACCACAATATCAGACGAAGTTAGTCTAGTAAGTAAATTTGGTAAACCAGATAGTACAAATTATGAATATTGGTTCTCGGCAGCTAATTTTCTGGCATACGGAAATAATTTAAAAGTAGTTCGTGGTGTAGACCTTACACCAGCAACACGTTCAAACAATGCTACCGCAAATGGACAAACAATCTTAATCAAAAATACAGATGATTGGACAGCAAATCAACAAGGCAACGCTACTGGTGCTTATGGTGGTTGGGCTGCACGGTTTCCAGGTGCATTGGGTAACACATTAAAAATTTCGATAGCTGATGGCGGTTCATATGCTGGATGGACTTATGCTTCTCAATTTACTGCTACCCCAAACACATCAACTTATGTTGCCAGCAAAGGTAACAGCAATGCAAACGATGAATTACATATCGTAGTTATTGATGAAGATGGTTTATTTTCAGGCACAGCAGGTACAGTTCTAGAAAAGTATGCATTTGTTTCCAAAGCATCTGATGCAAAAGATGATTCAGGTAATTCAAGCTACTATAAAAATGTTATTGCTGCTCAATCACAATACATTCACTGGTTGGCACATCCCGATACAGCTAACATGGGTTCTGGTATGTCGTGGGGTTCCACAGCAAATGTTTCTGCATTTAAAACATTAACCGCAAATGTAACCGCATCGTTTGCTAATGGTGCAGATGGATCAGTCAGTACATCACAAATTACTTCTGGTTGGGATTTGTTCAAAAATGCTGAATCAGTTGATATTGCTTTATGTGTTACTGGTACAGGCAACTCAACGATTGCTAGTTATGTTATCAGCAACATTGCAGAATCTCGTAAAGATTGTGTAGCATTCATTTCACCAACTAAGGCAAGTGTAGTTAACAATCCTACAGGTGAAGCTGCCGCAGCAGTTACATTCCGTAACGCTTTAACATCATCTTCGTATGCTGTAATCGATTCTGGTTACAAATATCAATACGACAAATATGCAGACTTATATCGTTGGATTCCTCTCAATGGTGATATTGCTGGTCTATGTGTACGTACTGATACTGAACGTGATCCATGGTTCTCACCAGGTGGTTTAAATCGTGGTGTAATTAAAAACGTAGTTAAGCTTGCATGGAATCCAACTAAAACAGAACGTGATACTTTGTATGCAACAGGTATCAATCCTGTTGTTTCTTTCCCTGGTGAAGGCACAGTTTTGTTTGGTGACAAGACTATGCTCGCTAAACCAAGTGCATTTGATCGTATCAATGTTCGTCGTTTGTTTATTGTACTTGAAAAAGCTATTAGTCGTGCAGCACGTTTTTCATTGTTTGAATTCAATGATCAATTTACACGTGCTCAGTTTGTAGCAATTGTAGAACCATTCCTGCGTGATGTACAAGGTCGCCGTGGTATTACAGACTTCCGTGTTGTTTGCGATGAAACAAATAACACTGGTCAAGTAATTGATTCGAATCAGTTTATTGGTGACATTTATATTAAACCAGCACGTTCCATCAACTTCATTCAACTGAACTTTGTCGCAGTCCGTACTGGCGTATCGTTCAATGAAGTTGTAGGAAAGTTCTAAATAGAGAGAAACAGGAGAAAATAAATGGCATTTAATGTAAATCAATTCCGTTCTCAATTACAGGGGGACGGTGCTCGTCCCAATCTGTTTGAGGTTAGTATGCCGTTTCCTGCATTCTCGTTGCCAGGAAACGCACAAACTAAAATGACTTTCATGTGTAAGACTGCACAACTACCAGGTTCCACCGTTAACTCTGTCCCTATGTCGTACTTTGGTCGTGAGTTAAAGTTTGCAGGTAATCGTACCTTTGCTGATTGGACAGTAACAATTATTAATGATGAGGATTTTGTGGTTCGTAATGCGTTTGAACGCTGGATGAATGGCATCAATAGCCACAATCTAAATATTCGAAACCCAATTGCATCGACACCTTCAGGTTACACTGTGGATGGTCAAGTTACACAATTTGGTAAAGCTGGTACAACATTAAAACAATATAAATTTGTAGGATTGTTCCCCACCGACATCACTCCAATTGATGTTGATTGGGGTTCAAATGACGCGATTGAAGATTTCTCTGTTACTTTGACCTACCAGTGGTGGGAATCAGTAGCAAGTGGCGTGGTCTAAGAGTTGGGGAAGTTCCCCCAACTTTTAATATTTTAGAATGAAAAAATAATGGCGATAAAATTATTCGGCTTTACATTAGGCACAAAGGATGTCGTTCAGAAAGAAAAACCTGAACAGGCATCTTTTGCCCTGCCTACTGCTGCTGTTGATGACGGTGCAGTTACCGTTACTCAAAACGCATACTACGGTACGTATGTAGACTTAGAAGGTTCGGTTCGTAATGAGATCGAACTTATCACTCGTTATCGTGAGATGTCCAATCATCCAGAGTTAGATATGGCAATCGATGAGATTGTCAATGAAGCAATCTCTCATGATGAAGCAGGTAAAGTTTGTGACATTGTAATGGATAATCTCAAGCAATCCGAATCAATCAAAAAGAAAATCAACGAAGAGTTTCAAAACATTTTAAAGATGTTGAACTTTTCTAATCTTGCAGATGACTTATTTAAACGTTGGTATATTGATGGACGATTGTTCTATCATGTTATTGTCAACGATAAGAATCCTAAAGAAGGTATTCAAGAATTAAGATACATTGATCCACGTAAGATTCGTAAAGTCCGTGAGATCAAAAAAGATCGTGATCCTAAGACAGGCGCACAGATTATTGTATCTACCGCAGAGTATTATGTCTACAATGATAAGGGACAGACCACTCAAACATTCACATCAAATGTAGGTCAAGGCATTCGTATTGCACCAGATTCAATCATCAACGTGAATTCTGGTTTGATGGATGCAAAGAATACATTTGTTATTTCATATCTACACAAAGCAATCAAACCGCTCAATCAACTTAGAATGATTGAAGATGCGATTGTTATCTATCGTATCAGTCGTGCACCAGAACGCCGTATATTTTACATCGATGTTGGTAACTTACCTAAAGGTAAAGCTGAACAATATCTGCGTGATGTTATGGTCAAGTATCGTAACAAAATGGTTTACGATGCTAACACTGGTGAACTTCGTGATGAACGTAAGCATATGTCTATGCTGGAAGATTTCTGGTTGCCCCGCCGTGAAGGTGGTAAAGGTACAGAGATTACGACACTACCAGCAGGTCAAAACCTCGGTGAACTAGAAGATGTTAAATACTTCCAAAAGAAACTATTACAGTGCTTGAATGTACCCTATTCACGCCTTGAAGACAGCGGTGGCGGCTTTGCTGGTATGGGTCGTTCACAAGAAGTAACACGTGACGAATTAAAGTTTGCCAAATTTGTTACTAGACTTCGTAATAAGTTTACACAGTTATTCGATCATGCTTTGCGTACTCAGTTAGTACTCAAAGGTATTTGTACATCAGAAGAGTGGGAAGATTTCAAAGAAGATATCTACTACGACTTCCAGAAAGATAATAACTTCACCGAACTTCGTGCAGCAGAATTGTTGCAGAATCGTTTACAGATGTTGCAATTGATTGATCCATATATTGGTCGTTATTTCTCTAATCATTACATCAAGAATAAGATTTTAATGATGACTGATGAAGAGATTGAACAGATGGATGAACAGATTGCTGAAGAACAAAATAATTTACCCGAAAATATGCAAGGCCCAGTAATGGGTCAAGCTCAGGGTCAAGATCAAGGAAATGAACAAGCTGAACCTGAAGATAACACAGTTGATGAAAAAGAAGATCAAGAATCATTAACACCTAGTTTAGATGATGAAGTAAACAAATCTGTAGTCAACATAAATAAGAAGCGTAAATAGGAGTCGTTATGGATATTCAAAATTTTATTAATCAAATTGCCGCTGGCGATAATGCCGAAGCTAAAGACACTTTAGATGGTGTACTTTCTGCTAAAGCATTTGAGGCGTTGCAAGCACATAAGCAACAACTAGCTACAACTATCTTTGGTGGTGAAGAGAATGCCGAAGAAGTTGAAGAGGATTCTGAAGAAGTCTCAGAAGAAGAATGAAGTCTTTAGAAGATTTTAATGAAGGTGTTTTGAGCACTGCTAATTTTAAAATCAGTAAAGCTGGTTATAAAGTTAAGGCACACCGGATTAGAATCGGAGATAAAACCGGAGAAAGATTGGAATACACAAAAGGTAAAAAAGATAAGTTGAAGGAATCTGCCATAGATAATATGGCATTTCCTGATCCCCCTGCTGTACTTGTAATCAGGAGAAAAGCAGTTCGTTTGTATCCTGATGGTACACGTATTGCTCTTTACTGGAGTGACAAATTAAGAAGATATTTCAGCGTTCCTTATGGTCCAGCTTTTAATTCTCCAATTCAAGCTGAAAATTTTATAGAACAATTAAAAGTAATTCAAGAAGAAAAAGAAGAACAAACTGTAGAACTTAGCGATGGCGTATTAATTGAACTTAATTCACATATGATTGAACATATTTTATATGCTTATTCTAAATTGACGGAACAGAATAAAGAAAAATTTGTAGAAACATTAACAAACACCGAAGAAAGTTTTAATAAGACTTATGAGTTTTGTAGAACATATTTTAAACTCTAAGTTAGAAGAAGCTAGAGAAGTTATCTTTGCTCGTCTGGATGAACTTGTAGCACAGAAGTTAGAAGAGGCAAAGCCGTTTATTGTTGATGCGATGTTTGAAGAAGTTGAGTATGAAGATTTGGATGAAGATATTAAACGTAATCCAAATGTAGTAAAAATGGGTCGTATACAAAAGATTCGTAGACGTATTCGTAGGAATACTAGGGGACGAATCATAGTTCAGCGTAATGTTCGTAGGTCTGGACTTAAAGGTTACAAGATGGCAGGGAATACTGTAAGAAGGATTCCTGCCACAATAAGATTATCAAAGGCACGTAAGTTAAAACGTTCCTGGAAAACAACGAGAAGAGCAAAACTAAGACGTACATTGATTAAAAGGAAGATATCAATGCGTCGAAGAACATCTATAGGACTAAAATAAAATGCCAATTGCAATTAATAATACCATTAGAAATACATCTGTTATCAGGGTTGTTGATCCTGGTACCTACTATGTTAATGTTTCTGATTTGAGTGCAAACACAATCGAGACTGTAAGTTCTTTTGATATCAAAAGAGTTTTTTGGTCAACAAATGGAAGTATCAGTCTTGTTCGCAACGGCAATCTTATTTTTTCTGTTCACAATACAGGTGAATTCCGATTAGATGATATTGGATATGTATTTGCAAATAATAATACATCAAACGCAGTTATAACTATTGTAACTGGTGGAACTCTTATTATGGAATTAAGTAAAGAGGCAACATATTCCGCTGATCCGTATGCAAGGTAAACCATGAAACTAATTAAAGAACATATAGAAGAGGTAAACTATCTTACCGAAACCACCGAAAGTGGTAAAAAGAAAATGTACATTGAAGGTCGTTTTCTGGTCGGAGATGTAGTCAATCGCAACAACCGTATGTACAAGATGGATACATTACGTAATGAGGTTGCACGTTACACCAAAGATTATATCGATACCAATCGTGCCCTTGGTGAACTAGGACATCCCGATACACCTTCACTTAATCTGGAACGGGTGTCTCATAAGATTGTAAGTCTAGTAGAAGATGGTAATACTTTTCGTGGTAAAGCACTCATACTGGAGACACCGTATGGTCAGATTGTTAAGAACTTTATCGATTCGGGGGTTAATTTTGGTGTATCTTCTCGCGCTTTGGGTTCTGTTGTCATGACCAAAGAAGGTTACAACTTGGTGCAAGATGACCTGCGCCTTGCTACAGCAGCAGATATTGTGGCTGACCCATCGGCTCCAGGTGCATTCGTTCAAGGTATTATGGAAAACAAAGAATGGTTGTTCGTCGAAGGTCGTTTTGTTGATGTGGATATTGACAACGCTAAGAGACAAATTCGTGCTGCATCTTCCCGTCAGGTAGAGGAAGTTGCGCTCAAACTGTTTGAAAATTACCTATCTAAACTTTAAAATTTATAAATAAGAAATCATAAGGAGATATCCAATGGCAACAAACAAACTCATGGAAGCAGCGGCAGAAATCCTTGCGGGAAGCAAGAAATCTGCACCTGCTATGCCAATGCAAAAACCCGAAGGTGCTACTACGGTAGACATGGGTGGCCCTACACCACAGAATGGTAAACCTACAGATGATTCTGAAAAAATCGATGTAACTAAAGGTGCCAAGTCTGCAACTGCTCCAACAACCAAACCTTCAACAGCAAAATCAGATACTCAATTAGGTGACGGTAAGTTGAAGCTAGGTACTGGTAAAGCTACTATGGAACAAGCTGAAGATGACGAAGAAGTCATTGCAGAAGTTGAAGACCATGATGAAGAGCAAGTTGAAGAAGCTTGGAAAGTCATGAAGAAAAAGATGAAAGAAGATGTTGATTCTTTGTTTGGTGACGATTCTACCATTTCAGAAGACTTCAAAGCTAAAGCATCAACAATTTTCGAAGCACGTGTCATTGACCGTGTTACACAAATTCAAGAAGAAATCGAATCTCAATATGCAGACATGCTCGAAGAAGCAGTTGAGACAATCAAATCTGATCTAACAGAGAAGGTAGATGACTACCTGAGTTACGTAGTAGAACAGTGGATGGAAGAGAATCAAATCGCTATCGAAAGCGGTCTGCGTTCCGAGATCACTGAAGACTTCATTGCTGGTCTGCGTAATCTGTTTGCAGAAAATTATATCAATGTTCCCGAAGACAAAGTTGACCTAGTAGAAGAGTTAGCTGCTAAAGTAGAAGACCTCGAAACTAAGTTGAACGAAGAAATCGAAACCAACATTGAATATAAAAAAGCTTTGACAGAAGCTATTAAAGAACAATTGACAATCGAAGTATGTGAAGGTTTAACCGCAACACAAGTAGAGAAAATCAAATCACTCGCAGAGAGTGTAGACTTTTCCACAGAGGAAGAGTTCAAAGATAAGATCGAAACATTGCGCGAAAACTATTTCCCATCTGGTATCCAGAAGGCGAAAGTATCACATCTTCAAGAGCAATTTGAAGATACCGAAGACAAAAAAGTGATCGCTGATCCTTATGTCGCAATGGTATCGCAAGCGATTTCGAAAACAAAAATTTAAATAATCAAGGAGATACAAATGTATTTGTCTGAACATACACAAAAGAAATGGGAATCGGTTCTGGATCATCCAGACTTGGCTCCTATTAAAGACCCATATCGTAAAGCTGTTACCGCTGTCATTCTTGAGAATCAAGCTCAAGAAATGATGAAAGAAGCTGGTATCCTGAACGAAACAGGTTCCCCAACTAACTTTGCTGGTACAGGTGGTTTCGGCGGCGGTGCTGCTGCTGCTGGTCCTGTTGCTGGTTTCGATCCAATCCTTATCAGTTTGGTTCGTCGTTCATTGCCTAATCTGATTGCGTATGACGTTTGCGGCGTTCAGCCAATGACAGGTCCTACTGGTCTGATCTTCGCAATGCGTACTAAGTATGCTGGTCAAGGCGGTACTGAAGCTTTCTACAACGAAGCTAACACTGCATTCTCTGGTGCTAACGGTGCTATCGTTGCTGGTTCAATGACTGTTGCTGGTAACACAACCGACTATCTGTTTACAGGTAACGCTGCTCCTACTGGCGCAATGACAACTGGTTCCGCTGAAGCCTTGGGTGACGGTGCTGCTGGTAACACATTCCAAGAAATGGCATTCTCAATCGAGAAAGTAACTGTCACTGCACGTACACGTGCTCTGAAAGCTGAATACTCGATGGAACTTGCACAAGACTTGAAAGCAGTTCATGGTCTGGACGCTGAGACTGAATTGGCAAACATTCTGTCTGCTGAAATTCTGGCTGAAATCAACCGTGAAGTTATCCGTACAATCTATAAAGTAGCAAAACCTGGCGCACAAGCTGGTACAACTACTGCTGGCGTATTTAACCTTGACACCGACTCGAATGGTCGTTGGATGGTTGAAAAAATCAAAGGTTTGGCGTTCCAAATTGAGCGTGAAGCTAATCAAATCGCCAAGCTGACTCGTCGCGGCAAAGGTAACATCATGATGTGTTCATCGGATGTTGCATCTGCACTGGCAATGGCTGGCATTCTCGATTATCAATCGGCTCTGCAAGGTCAAGTATCGTTGACTGTTGATGATACTGGTAACACATTTGCTGGTACCATCTTTGGTCGTATCAAAGTATACATCGATCCATATTTCCCAACTGGCTCAACTTCTGAGTTTGCTGTTGTTGGTTACAAAGGTACGAATGCTTATGACGCAGGTATTTTCTACTGCCCATACGTTCCTCTGCAAATGGTTCGTGCTGTTGACACTGGCACATTCCAGCCTAAGATCGGCTTCAAGACTCGTTACGGTCTAGTTGCTAATCCTTTTGCTGAAGGTACAGGTCAAGGTCTTGGCGGTCTGAATACACAGTTGAATAACTACTACCGTGCATTCCGTATTGCTAACATCATGTAATTAAAAACCACCATTAAGAGTGGACTTTAGAGAGACACCTTCGGGTGTCTCTTTTTTTTGTTTATAAATATAGGTATGACAGCACTCAATAGAAATCCATCCAATCCTAACATGTATCAACCGAACAAGTTTCAGTTGAACTTTTCTAGGATTCCAAACATTCAATACTTCTGCCAGATGATTACGTTACCTGGCATATCTACATCTGAGATTCCGGTCAACAATCCATTTGTGGAATTATATTCTCCTGGTGAAAAAGCCATCTATGATACTTTAAACGTAACATTTTTGGTGGACATGGAATTGAAAGCTTGGTTGGAGGTTCATGATTGGCTACGTGCCTTGACGTTCCCAACAAATTTCGAAGAGTATCAAAACTTAGGTCAACTAAATAAATTTACTACCGCAGCAAATTCTCCAACACCACAATTCTCTGATGGTTCGGTGACCTTATTATCAGCAGCAAATGTTCCTCATTTTAAGTTTAATTTTATCAATCTTTTTCCCATATCGTTGTCTGGTTTTACAGTCAGTGCAACAGATAGTCCAGAAACAATCATTACCGCAGACGCTACATTTAGGTTTACCTATTTTAATGTAGAAAAATTAATAAAAAGTACTTGACAAAATAAAAACTATGTGATAAACTCCGTGTAGGAGGTTCGAAATGAGTAAGCTTGATGAATTATTACAGGCGTGGGCAAACGATTCTATCATTGATAGAACTGAACCTGGCAAAGCCTTGATTGAAATCCCTAAACTTCACAGTAAGTATTTAAATATCTTATCACATCACAGGCTTCAAGCCAAGGATGCTGAGTTTAAATACAACAGAATGAAGAAGTTAAAGTGGGAATACTATACTGGTAAACTTGACGATGATGATTTAAAAAAGCATGGATGGGAACCTTTTCCTTTCACATTAAAAGCTGACATTTCATATTACCTTGAATCAGATGAAGATATCAACAAGTATTTGGCAAGTAAATTACTTCATGAAGAGATTGTTGATGTCTGTAATTCTATTTTGAAAGAGTTAAATAATCGTGCATGGGAATTAAAATCATTTATAGATTGGGAAAGATTTATACAGGGTGCATGATTTAAAACTAATAAAGCTGAATGAAGCATTCATAAAATTTCAATGTGAAAAAAGTTTAGCACAAGAACTTCAAGATTACTTTACCTTTTATGTACCTGGCTATCAATTCATGCCAGCGTACCGCAATAAACTTTGGGATGGAAAGATACGATTAGCTGATCTTCGTACCTCCACCATCTATCATGGTGTAGTTCCTTACATACAACAGTTCTGTGAGGAACGAAATTATACTTTAGATATTGATTCTAAAATTAATTGCACCGAAAACTTTTCTTTGGTTGAAGCACAACAGTTTGTTGATACTTTGTCTCTCCCACATGAAGTTAGAGACTACCAATTAAAAGCATTTGTCCGCGCAGTCCGTGAGAAACGAATGATGTTGGTATCCCCAACGGCATCAGGCAAATCATTGATTCAATATATCATACTTCGGTATTTGCAACAACAGGAATATAAAAAAGGTTTACTTATTGTTCCAACAACATCTTTAGTTGAACAGATGTTTAAAGATTTTAAAGATTATGGTTATGATTCTGATAAGTTTTGTCATCGTCAATACTCCGGTAAAGATAAAAACTCTGACAAATTTCTGACAATAACAACATGGCAATCAATCTATAAGAATCCAGCAGAGTATTTTGAGCAGTTTGATTTTGTGTTTGGAGATGAGGCTCATCTATTCAAAGCCAAATCTTTAACTACTATCATGACAGGATTGACCAACGCATCATATCGAATTGGATGTACAGGTACATTGGATGGTACACAGACTCACAAGTTAGTTCTGGAAGGATTATTTGGTCCAGTATTCAAATCCACAACTACATCTGAACTGATTGAAAATAAACAGTTGGCAGATTTTAGAATCAAATGTTTGGTTCTAAAATATTCTGAAGCTATCTGTAAAGAATCTAAGTCTTGGGACTATCTAAATGAGATCGGATATATAGTAAGAAGTAAGCAAAGAAATGAATTCATTCGTAATCTAGTTCTATCCTTAGAGGGTAATTCTTTAGTACTGTTTCAGTTGGTTGAGAAACATGGTAAACAATTACATTCTATGATCGTTGAGAAAGCAAAAAATCGCCATGTATTTTTTGTGTATGGTGGTACTGATGTAGAGATTCGTGAGTCGGTTCGAGAGATTACAGAGAAAGAAAACAATGCAATTATTGTTGCGTCTTATGGTACTTTTAGTACTGGTGTCAATATTAGAAACTTACACAACGTTATCTTTGCTTCTCCAAGCAAATCCAGAGTACGTAACTTACAATCGATTGGTCGGGGACTCAGAATAGGTGACAACAAAAAAGAAGCTGTACTGTTTGATATTGCAGATGATTTTCGTGTAGGGAAACATGTGAATTTTACATTGAAACACTTCATAGAAAGAGTTAAAATATATGATGAAGAAAAGTTCAAATATAAATTCTACAACATAGAGGTCAAAGATGCATAATGTAAAAATTATAAGAATGCAAACTGGTGAAGATGTCATGGCATCTATGATTGGTGAAGAAGAAGAGGAAACAGTTTTACTTGCTGATCCAATGAGATTAATTTATCGTCGTATGCCCACAGGTCAAACTGTTTTAATGATGCTGCCTTGGTTACCTGTTGAATTAATTAAAGATAATAGTGCTTTGGTATACAACTCAGATATTGTTACTATCATTGATCCTAAAGAATCCATGATTGAATACTATGATAATCTTGTTACTAAAACTTTAATTGAAATGGAAAAATCAGAAGGAATGATTGAACAACTTCTTAAAGATCAACAAGAAGAATCGGAAGTAGAAGAAGAATCAGAAGCATTTAGTATGGAAGAATTAACTCAATACATAGAAGAAATAAAAAACAGAACACTACATTAAAAAGGTGATTTATTATGGTAGGTGAGAAAGTAACTTTTGTTATACCGAGCAGTGCTGCCAAAGCATATCAGGGTTTAGCAAACAAATATGCGGCAATAGAACCCCCAACATGGGCACTGCTATTGGCAAATGCAATTCGTGTTGAAGGCTATGATCCTTGTATCTTAGACTTTGATGCTGAACCGTGTACTGATATGACTGCCGCAGATAAAATTGCTGCTACCAAATCTAGGTTAGCAGTCTTCGTTCTATATGGACAGAATCCAAACTCTGGCACCACGATGATGATCGGTGCTACTGCTCTTGCCATGCAACTCAAAGCAGCACATCCCGATATCAAAATTGTTTTCATTGGTTCACATGCATCGGCTATGCCATATGAAACAATCAGTTCTCCATTTATTGATTTTGTTTTTATCAATGAAGGTGTCTACGGTCTATTAGATTTACTGAAAACAAATCTGAAAGATGAGTTGAATACAGTACGTGGACTTGTTTATAAAAGAAATAATGATCCACATGGATTACCAGTAAATGGTGCGCCAGGAGAAATTGTACAGACTGCTGACATGGATCGTGTGATGCCAGGTTATGCATGGGACTTGATAGATTTTAATAAGTATCGTGCTCATTACTGGCATAACTATTTTAAAGATGAAGGTCGTACACCATTTGCTGCAATCTCTACATCGTTAGGATGTTCTTTTGGTTGTAGTTTCTGTATGATTAATATTGTTAATCGCACATCATTTGATCCTGCTGTCGCATCTGATTCAAGAGGTATGCGTTTCTGGTCACCAGAGTTAATACTGAAAGAGATGGAGTATCTTTGGAAGTCTGGTGTACGTACACTTCGACTGACTGATGAGATGTTCTTTCTCAACAAAAAATACTATGTGCCTATTCTGGAAGGTCTGATTGAACGTGGCATGAAGTTTAACATTTGGGCGTATGCAAGGGTAGATTCAGTTCGCAAAGATCAATTGAAACTATTCAAAGATGCAGGTGTCAATTGGTTATGTCTTGGTATTGAAGCAGGTAACCGTAATGTGCGCCTTGAGATTGAGAAGGGTAAGTTTCAAGATGTGGACATCTATGAAATTGTAAAAGATATCAAAGATGCTGGCATCAATATTCTTGGTAACTACATGTTT